AAGGAATGCCCGAAATTCGGCAAGTCAAAAAAGACGATGAAATTCTTAAAACAGGCTATGTCAAGCCATTGGAAGGATTTTTGGGCCAACTGCAAGCTGCTGGCGTACCAATGGATAAGATACGAAGTGACCCCAAAATCAGGGATTTGGTTGACCGCTATTTTGTCAAAACTGCGGGCGGTGTGGCTCCCGAAGATGTGTTTGGTTCTGAGTTGAGAAAAGCTGAAGTGGTTGCAAGGTTGCGTGAACTTGGTATAGCTATTCCCGCCAACATAAAAGGATTGAGCCTATCGGTAACGCCAGGCGTACTTGGCGGCGCACAATCAAGCGGCAGCGCAACAACACCCGCAGCAGCATCAGCAAGCGCGGCATTGCCATTACCAGCAGATAAAGATAAAAAGAAATTGGTCAATGGTCAAACATATCAAACAAACAACGGCCTTGCCAAATGGAATGCGGCATTAGGTCAATTTGTACCAGTACCATAAGAGGGCAGCATGGCAAATTTTAGTTTTGAAGAAGCATACGGGCCGTCAACATCTGTTGCGCCAGCGCCCAAAAAGGTTGTTGTTCCAGCGGTTGCAATGCCATTGCCTGCTGCTTCTGCGCCAGCGCCTAATCCTAATGCAGCATTGGTTGCCGCTTTTCAAACAAGAAACGCTAGTGCGCCTGCCGCTGCTGCCGCGCCCGCTACGCCTGCAATGCCTGCTTTGCCACCGCCGCCAGCTATTCAACCTAATGAAGCGCCGGTAAATTACAAGCGCCGGTTGTCTGAGTATTATCAGCGTGTTGATCAGATGAAAATGGATGCTGTAAAAGAAGCAGAAAAAGCAGCGCGGGAAGCGGCAGCGCCTATCAAAAAACGTGATTTGCCATCGGGTGAAGTGGAAAAAATCACGGCAATAGACAATTCACTTGGTGCACAAACACGTTTATTGGAAACATTTAGGCCGGAATATGGCGGGTACAAAGCTAAATTTGCGGGAGAACTTGCCAATACATATGCAAGCACATTTGGCGGCGATAAAGAAGCACAAGCTGATTGGTGGAAATCGTATAACGCCAATGACAATATTGCCCGTAATGCGTTGTATGGTGCATCTTTGACCCCTGGCGAAACAAAGTCATGGGAAGCAACAACAGTCGACATAAGCATGACCCCGTCAATGATTGAAAGACGCATGAGGGAACGTGCGGCATTAATTGATGCAAAACGCAAAACAACTCTTGAAAACCTTGGTAAGTCAAATTTCAATGTAGAGAATTTTCAAACCGCGCCATCCAATTTTTCCCCTGCGCCCGTTGCTGCGCCGCCTGCCACCGCGCTAAAAGAAGGTCACGTTACGACCTTTAAAAACGGGCAGCAATGGACTTTGACAAACGGTAAACCGGAAAAGGTGAACTAATGGCAGACCAATGGGAAGTTGTATCTGTAGCGCCTGCTGCGCCGCAGCAATGGGATGTTGCGTCTGTTGAGCCAATCCCATTCAGCACCATGAAGATGCTGGGCAATGCGCCTGGCAGCTTGTACAAAAATACGATTGGCGGGTTGGTGGAAGCCTTGTCAAACCCCGTTCAAACCGCACAAAGCATGGTTGATGTTGCCCGTGGTGGTTTTTATAACGCCATGCCGGAGCCTGTGCAGCGCGGCCTGACTGCTGTTGCGCCATACAACCCATTTGGCAGGCCGGAAGATTTGCAACGATCACAAGCAGTCGCCAATGTAGTTGGTCAAGAATTGGTAAAACCTTACAGTTCAACTCAAGGTTTTAAGCAAACTGTAGAAGAAGACCCATTCCGCATTTTGAGCGATGTCTCAATGCTTGCCGGTGGTGCTGGCGCAGGCTTGAAGGCCGCCAATATTGGCGCAAAAACAGCGCAGGCTGGCAATGTGTTGTCTGCGGCATCGAATGTTCTTAATCCGGTCACCCAAGCCATTGCCGCCACCAAAGCTGTTGGCAAAGGCGCTGAAACAATTGGCAAAGGCTACTTGGCTGCAAAGTCAGGTGTTGGCATGGAGCCAATCAATCAAGCCATCAAAGCTGGTGCGGAAGGCAATCAAACCTTTGTGCAAAATATGCGGGACAAAGTGCCGTCTTTGCAAGTCTTGGACGATGCCAAATCAAATTTGGCTCAAATGAACGCCGACAAAATGAAGGAATATCGGTCGGGCATGGTTGACATCAAAAATGACAAGACTGTGCTTGATTTAACTGGCATTGATAGAGCGTTATCAGATGCTGAAAATGAAATGGGTTTTAAAAAATCAGGCATAGCAAAAGATGCTGAAGCTGTTAAAGCATTACAAAAAATTAGAGCAAAAGTAGATCAATTTAAAAATCTTGACCCTGTTGAATATCACACGCCTGAAGGTCTTGATTTTTTAAAACAAAGTCTGTGGGAAGATTTTGGCAAATTAGGTAGAGAAGAAAAAACTGCTTTTTCAGCGGGCAAACAAGTTTACGATGCGGTTAAATCTGAAATCAATAAACAAGCGCCAACCTACGCCCAAGTAATGAAAGGCTACACCGAATCGTCTGATTTGATTAACGAAATTGAGCGCACATTGTCTTTGGGCGATAAAGCATCTGCCGACACCGCAATGCGTAAGCTGCAATCGTTGACGCGAAATAACGTCAACACCAATTATGGGCAACGGGTTAGTTTGGCGCAAGAATTGTCAAAGGCAGGCGGCATAGACTTGATGCCCGCATTGGCAGGCCAAGCCATGAACAGCTTGACACCTCGCGGCTTGCAAAGTGTATCCAATGTTCCAACAGCTTATTTGGCATATGGCGCGGGTGGCCCAGCTTTGGCGGCTGCTGATCTTTTATCGTCCAGCCCTAGGGTTGTTGGCGAAACTGCCTACAAATACGGGCAATTGGCTAATGCGCTATCAAGCCCAGTTCAAACTGCAAAAAACATTGGTGGTGCTGCTTACAGCGCACTTCCAGCACAAGCACAAAGCGCATTAACGGCTGCGGCGCAATCGCCTTACAACCCAATAAGAAATGTTCCAGCAATTCCTAGCATTCAAATGACCCCACAGCAAGCTAAGATGGTGGCTCTGTTAGCAGGGCAAGCGGGCAACCAACAAAGCGGACTTGATGAATGGCTGCGCCTAAATCAAGAAGCACTAGCACAGCAACAAAGGTAAAACCATGAGTTACAACGGCTCCGGCACATTCCAAATTAACACCTCGGGGCAACCCGTGGTGACCGGCACGGTCATCAGCAGTTCCGCATTCAATGCGCTGACCGCAGACTTAGCCACCGGCTTGTCCACCGCAATCACAAAAGATGGGCAGACGGCGACCACCGTGCGAATCCCGTTTGCACAGGGCATCAACTCAAGCCTTACTACAGACACCACAAGCGGCTCTACAGGCTCGATTTTTACCGCTGGTGGGGTAGGTATTACCAAGAGCCTTTTTGTCGGCGGCACGGCTACATTCAGCGCCAGTCCAGTCTTTTCTGCGCTGACAGCATCTAGCGCGGTTGCAACCGATGCATCCAAAAAACTAGTCAGCGTCACAAACACCGGCACAGGCAACAACGTGCTTGCAACCAGCCCCACATTGGTAACGCCAATATTGGGCACTCCACAAAGCGGAACACTAACCAATGCAACGGGATTGCCATTAACTACAGGAGTAACTGGTTTGTTGCCTGTGGCAAATGGTGGTACTGGTTTAAGCACTATTCCCCACACCGTAACCGTTTACACAAGCGGTTCTGGAACTTACACAACGCCAGCAAATGTAAAAGCCATTTGGGTGCGAATAGTAGGTGGTGGCGGTGGCGGTGGTGGCAATGAGAATGGTGCAAATGGCTCTAATGGTGGAAATACTACGTTTGGCACTAGCTTTTTAACTGCTAATTTTGGTTCGGGTGGAAAAGTAGGAGGAACTGGTGGAACAGGTAACGGAGGTTCTGCTACAGGCGGCGACATAAATATTGCTGGTGGAGGGGGGGGGGCTCAATTCTATTTAGCGTTTGGAAATGGCGGCGGTACTGGCGGCAATAGTGCATTTGGTGGCGGTGGTGGTGGCGGGTTTGGTTCAGCAGGGCTTGCTGGTGCTACTAACTCAGGCGGTGGTGGTGCGGGCGGTGGTGGCAATGGTGCATCCCGAGCCGGAGGCGGTGGCGGCGGTGCTGGTGGTTATGTAGAAAAACTTATTGCATCTCCATCTGCGACTTATTCTTACGCAGTTGGCGCTGGTGGTGCTGCTGGCGCTGGTGGTGATACCGATGGCGGTGCTGGCGGTTCTGGGGTCATCATAATCACGGAGTTCTATGTATGAAATACGCAATTGTTAAAAGTGGTGTTGTTGTTAATCTTATTGAATATGTACAACAACCATCTACACCTCCCGCTGGATTTGATGCAGGACATGAAGCCATTCAAGCAGATAGCGTAAATATTGGATGGGTTTATGCAAACGGGCAATTCACAGACACAAGCACGCCCGTAACAATTGACTTACCAACGCCTAAATCGTTGACTGATTTGATTCTTGCCGATCCAGCAGAATTGGCAAAACTCAAACAAGCATTGGGTTTGTAATTATGGAATACCAAGCAATGTTCAACTTTGTCGGCGGCATATTGCTTGTTGCCATTGGCTGGTGGTGTAAAGAAATATGGGATTCGGTAAAAGCGCTCAAAAATGACATTAAGGCCATTGAAATTGACTTGCCCAAAAACTACGTCAGCAAAAAAGACATTGAAAGCCGATTTGACAAAATTGACGCAACTTTAGAACGTCTGTTTGACCGACTAGACGCAAAAGCCGACAAATGAATGCGCGGTTTTGTCATTTTTTTGATTGCCGCTTTTGTGTACGGCGCAACGGTCAAACACGAATGCAGCGTTTCTGAGTTTGTAAACCTTATGTACTTAACCAACAACCCAAAAGAACGCGCAGATAAGGCGTGGGATTGGTTGGATGCATCAGGGCCAGCTTGCAACAAACAGCAACTGACTTTGATTTACGCAAATTTGCCGACTCTTATGGGGTCATCTGACAGCATGAAAATACGAGCAAAGATTGAACAATTGCATGAAAGGGCAAAATGATGGACGCTAAAGATCGCTTGATTTATTGGGTGACCATGATGGTGACCGCAACCCTTTGCTCTGTGGTTGTTGTTCTTATTGGTGCGCTAGTCCACGGGCTGTTTGTCAAGGAAGTGGACAACACCAAGATTTTTGAAATCATTGGCCCTGCTTTTCAAACCATTGTCGGTGGACTTATTGGCTGGTTGTCTGGCCTAAAGGTCGGTAGCCACATGGACGAAATCAAAGTAGGAGAAACAAATGGCACTTGATCCCGTATCCGCACTTCTTGACATTGGTGGCAAAGTCATGGATAGGCTGTGGCCTGACCCCGTGCAAGCTGCTGCTGCCAAGATGGAATTGTTCAAGCTCCAGCAATCTGGTGAGCTATCTATCATTGCAGGACAACTAGACATCAACAAGGCGGAAGCTGCCAACCCCAGCATTTTTGTCAGCGGTTGGCGACCCGGTATCGGATGGGTCTGCGGTGCAGGCTTTGCTGTTCAATTCGTTGTAGGCCCGCTGGCTGAGTGGGGCAGTGCGCTCTACGGTCATCCGGTGAAGTTCCCCCAAATGGATATGGGAACCATGATGCCGCTCATGCTGGGGATGCTTGGTCTGTCCGGTATGCGTACTGCTGAAAAAATCAATGGGGTTGCTGCAAAATGATCAATTCCCGCAGCTTGGATGACCTAGCACCGCCCGTTAAACATCGGGCACAAGCGTTTATAGACGCTGCCAAAGCCAAGGGCATTGACTTGCTTGTGACCTCCACTTACCGCGACAGCGAGAGCCAAAACGCGCTTTACGCCCAAGGCCGCACAACGCCTGGCAACATAGTGACAAGGGCCAAAGCAGGGCAATCTTGGCACAACCATCGCTGCGCCCTAGATGTTGTGCCGCTGGTCAATGGAAAAGCTATATGGGACGATCAGGCCATGTGGAAACAAGTGGGCGAGATTGGCAAATCCTGCGGCTTAGAATGGGCTGGTGATTGGAAAACGTTTAAAGAATACCCGCACTTCCAATATACGGGTGGAATGACTCTTGCCCAACTTCAGCAAGGCGCAAAAATAGCTTAGTCAATTATTTTTTTTTTTGATGTCGTAAAACCAATCGTCGCCAGCACTCCATTTGCGTGTGCCGTCCACCGTCCAAAAAGTCTGCGCGGCTTGGAAATCAGGAAACTTTGTCTCAGCGGGCACAAGGCTTTGGTCATACCAAAGACAGCGGTTGTTTGGCTGGCAAGCAAATTGCCCGTTTTCAAGGCGCATGAAATTAAACGATTTGTGTTCTTCGGCCTGTTCAGTAAAGCCGGTGTCTAAATCTTGCCCATCGGCGCAAAAATCCACGGTGAACAAGTAGTTGCCGTGATGCCATTGCTTGTCTTTGCCAAGAAACTTTACGCCCAAATTACGCAAAGCAATCTTTTCCACAACCGTAAACCGGTAGCCCATGCAATCCCATAGCTGCAAGAAATCAATGGGTAAATCACCGTGGTCTGTTCGCCAAACATAGGCGTGAATGGGTAGCTTGTCGTACAACGCGCCGTAAGCTGGCAACAAAGATTCAATGCGAAACACTTGCCCGCGCAAGGCTTTGATGCTGACCCAAATCGCTGGCTCCAGTTCGCCGTGGCCTTTGGTGAAGTTGTGCAAAAATTCGCGCCGCACAAAGCATTTCAATGGCGGCAGCGCCGCAACGATGTAACTCATATGTTTTTCTCCTGCAATACCTTGCTCACATACTTCACAACAGTCATTTCGTGCTGAGTGAAGCCTGATGTTTCTTCCGGTGTCAGCCCTACCCACGGGCGCTGTGGTGGTGAAATGTAGAGGGCGTAAGCAACGCAAGTCCCGCCAATGCGTTTTGCTTCTGCTTTTGCGTCAATCTCAGCAAACTCTTCGCGCCACATCTTTGAGCAACCTTGTACTGCCCACGCCACAGGCTCCTGCGCTGGCTGTGCCAAGGCAGATTTGATAGCGGGGATAGTTTGATTGACTTTTTCAAGCGCCACAGCTTCTTGTTCGCTTGTTATATAAATGGAGTTTTTTACATTTTCCAACGCCTCAAGCGCCAGCTTCAATGCTTCACGTTCCATTGTTCTTCTCCTTGAGTTTGGCTTCAACAAGTCGGGCAATATCCATTTTGTAAAAACTTATAAAACTTTTTGCTTCTTTTTCCGTCAACCCTATCCACGGGCGCTGCGCTGGCAGGGGTGGCTGTGCCAAGGCTCTATCGCTCAACTTCTCAAAACGGTCTTCCCACTTTTTTAACTTTGCCAAGTGGTAATCTAGTGTCACTGTGCCATATTGACTTGGCTGGTTTTCAGGGTCAGTTATCGCTTGAATAATTGAAGCGACTTTTTGCACTGGCTGTGCCACCATATCGAGGTTGTCCTCGTTATGGTCATTCATCCACTCACTAGGATGCAGCTTTGGTACATAGCCATAACGTTCACCTATCTTGCGTTCTTCTGCGGCAATAAACTTGTCCGCAGCCGCCTCACGTTTTGAATTAAATCCAGTCATAGCATCCCACCTTTCAATGTGATACAAGTGCCCTCGATCAGCGTAACCATCTGACCACCTTTGAGCGCCATTTTTTGCAAATTTTCTTTTTGCACATCTACCGCAGCGCGGCATTGTTGTTCAGTCTTGTACCAAGTTTGCGCTTGCATAAATTCGCAATTGTTATTCATGCAGACAAACAAAACAGGGATGTAGAGAACATGGATCATGCTATAAATCCCCACACAATGCTTGCAACCACAGACATAAACAGCACAAAGAAAAATATGGCAATGATGGCTTTGATCATGTCAACAAAAAAGCCGCCACCGGAATCGTCTTCATCGTTCATTTGCATTGCTTCGTAAAGATTGCCAGCACACTGCCACATGGTGGGCAATAGGTTGCGTAACCAACCCAAAAAAATCCCGCCATCATTACAGACCAAACGCCAATCAAAGCAAAAATGGTTTCGATCAATCTCATATCAATGACCTCTGTTGTGGTTGAAAAGCCCATTCACGTTCCAAACGGTTTGACAGTGATTTGACCAATTGACCCGTTTGCTTGATCAGCCCCTGGCGCTCCAGTTCGGGCAACCGGCGGCTGATTTGATTCTTGTCTAGCTTAGACAGCAGCATGATGCCGTCCTTGCCAAGTGCCCCGTACTTTTGCAAGCAATCAACAATGATGATGGCGTGATCTTTGGCAAGGTCATCGGCCTGCGCCGCCGCCATGTGACTTGTTATCGGATCGGTGTTTCTAGAACGGAATGTCATCATCATTTTCCTTTGGCAAACCTTGGTACTTGTCCTCGCGTGGGCGTGGCTCATTCAAAAATGCCCAACCGTCCCAACCGCCATCTTTCAACGGGATCACATCCAGCTTAAGCATTTCGCCTTTATGCGTTTGGATGATTGACCCAATGCGCTGGTAACGGTTTTTTTGTTGACCATCGGCATTGGTGTAAGTGCCAACAATACAAGTAACTTCCATTTTGGTTTTTGACATGATTACCCTTTAGTTAATTCAGCTTGTTTCTTAATTGTGCTGCGAGTTTTACTGTCAAGCATTCCCCACAACGTCATTTTTTCTTCCACATCGGTGATGCCCGAATATTCAGCCACCGCACCTATTACGTCATCAGCACTTATGCGCTCATTGATTGCTGCTGCTACATCAGCAATTACATTCATGCGGTGAGGCGGCACAAGGTCAGTCTTGGTCGCTGAAACCTTTGGCGCTGGCGTGTGCGTGTGTGCATCCGCATCATTGTCCGATTCGGTTGGAATGCTAAATGCTTGAAAACAAGCGTATTTGTAAGCAGCAGACATGGCTTTGTTAGTGGCCTTGTCGCCACTATCCATTGCTTCGCCAAAAGTTTTGACGGTGTGTTTTGAGCCGTCTTCAGCAGAGACAAAATCAAATTCAGCGTCCACGGTGACATAAAACAATGCCCCGCCTTTTTGCGACACGCGCTCCACGCATTCCCGAGACAAAACTCGCGGAAGAATGCACAACCCGTGTTTGGCTAACAACGGCGCAATGGTGTTGTAGACATCATCAATGCCCCGAAAGTTGTAGCCGCTGCCTTGCATATTGCGGCGGTCTTTTGTAATGCCAAGCACAGACAAGTCAGCCTGGACATTGTTGATTGCTTTGTAAACTTTCATAAATCACCTCCAAAATCTTCACCACATTTTTCACAAGTAAAATACCAAATGACGGTTACATCGTCAAAGGCGTGTCGCGTTAATTCACCGCAGTCATTGCCACAGATTGGGCATTCGTGATCTTCACGGGGTCTGTCAAAAGTAGCATCTGTTTGCATTAGTAGTACCTCGGGCCGCAAGTTACATCAACAATGGTTTCAGCGGTGTAGCCATTGATCTTGCGTTTGCCAAACACGGTGATTGCCCGCAAGCCGGATGTCTCACATTGTTTGACAGCATCAATGACCTCAGACCGGCCCATTGATTGGATTTTCTTGTCCATCACCAATTGCTGTTCGGTCATGGCTGGTTCGCTGGCGCAACCTACCAGCGCAAGGCATAGTAGATATTTCATGCGCGTTCTCCCATCAGCATCTTTTCAATGTTGCTGATTTCTTCCACAGCAAATTCCATTTCTTGGCAGAGATGCCGCACTTGCGCCCGCAAGCATCCAACTTCGTAAGCCAGCCGGTCAGCGGTGTTGGTGCTGTAAGCATTGGCGCGGTCTTCACAATCTTTGATAATTTCTGCGGAATTCATTTTTCAAGCCTTTCGTTGATGTATTGGCGTAAGTAATTGCGTGTTGCTGGGTTAAGGTAATCAATCCATTCCAAGCCCTCATAGATCACAGAGCAAATCAAAATGGAATCGGTGTCGGTGTTCCATTCGTATTCCACAAGCAACGTGGCAAATTCGCCGTTGCCCATCCTGTCCCATTCAACTTCATGTGTATTGTTAACAATTGCCATTTAGTTCTCCAGTGTTTTTTCTAATTGCTCTTCTAAATGCCTGATCAAGTCTTTGCTCAAAATGTCAAAGAACTCAACACCGTTATGCGTGATTGACCAAATGCTGACCCATTTTTTTCTAGGGTCATCACACTTGATAACGTCATAGGCGATTTCAAAAACCGCGCCCTCATATGTGTATTTAGTTGTGTTCACAGACCACCTCCGACAAAGTAGCCGATGGTGTAGCTGATGATTGCAATGGCTGCCGCTGTAATGATGCTGTCCCAGGTTTCGTGTGTCATGTTGACTTTCTTAAAAAGACCCGTAATTAAATTAACGATAAAAATACAATGCTGCGTTTTGCATTGCCGCCCTTGCGGTGTGTCCGTAATATTTGTGACCGCTGTAGCCCTCAACGCACCAATCGCAGCAACCAGCCTCAATTTGCTGCTCAAGATTCATGTCGTTGAAATCAGGGTTGTGAATTTCGTATGCTTTCATTTGATTTCCTAAAAAGACCGCTACGGATTGTTGCGGGTTAGGTGTATTGTAAGCCAGCTTAACCACGGAAAACAAGCTAAATAGAAATATTTTCTAGGGGATAACCCTAATTTTTAGACCCATAAGACAGCTTACAATCGCAAGATGACCAAACAGGAACTTATCGACAAAGCAGGCTCACGCAAAGCGCTGGCTGAGTTGCTGGGCATCAGCCTGGCAGCCATCAGTCAATGGACGGTTGTGCCCAAAGCGCGGCTGTGGCAGGCTAAAGACTTGCGTCCGCACTGGTTTTGATTTAGGATTTGGGCACGGCTACCTTTAGCGGGGGAAAAGGCGATTCGTTACCGCCCTGCCGATGTTCTTTTGAGTAACGCAAACCGATGACGTAAGGTTGCAAAATGCACTACTACCAATTCAACATTGGTGACTATCAGAGCCATACGGCTCACCTCACAGACCTTGAAGATTTGGCTTACCGCCGAATGCTTGATTGGTGCTATCTCCACGAAAAACCGTTGCCTATAGACCCCGAAGAAATTGCGCGGTTGGTCAGGATGCGAACGCATAGCGATTGCATTGCGGTTGTATTGCGAGAGTATTTTAAGAAGGCCGAAAATGGATGGATTTCGCTACGGGTATTGGAAGAAATTGCAAGGGTCGGCGTAAAGTCTGATAAGGCCGCAGAGAGCGCCAAGGCGCGATGGTCAAAGGTAAAATATGCGAACGCATTGCAATCGCAATCCGAAAGCAATGCTACACAAGACACATTACACAAGACACAAGACACATTACCCAAGAAGAATACAGTCGCCCCGCCCGAGGGCGTGACGGTTATGGTTTGGCAGGATTGGTTGAAATTGAGAAAAGCAAAAAAGGCGGCGGTCACCCAAACAGCCCTTGACGGCATACAGCGCGAAGCTGACAAAGCAAGGGTTAGCCTACAGACCGCCCTTGAAACGTGCTGTGAACGGGGCTGGACGGGCTTTAAAGCCGAATGGATGCAGTCTCAGCCATCACAGCAAGACAAGAACATGGGCGCAGCCAGGGCCATCTTTGGTGACGAAAGGAACTTCAATGTCCTCAAAATTACCTGATGGCTGGATTCAGCGGCTCTTTGCGGCCTTGCAAGGCCATTACGGGACTCGGTTTATGAATATGTGGAAGACCGGACAGACATTGCCGGACGGGTCAGATGCCGGTGTGATGAACGCCATGAATCATTGGTCGGAAAAAATGGCGGGTTTTAGCGCAGCAACGATTAAGCGGGCGTTAGAGAACTTGCCGGAAGACCCGCCCACGCTGCCGCAATGGATTAATTTGCTGCGCCGTAGCTATGTTGAGCCGCCAGTTTTGCGGTTGGGCAACGAACTGACCGCCGAACAGCGGGCAAAGAACAAGGCCAGGATTGCTGAACTGATTGCAAAGGTGAAAAAATGAACATCATTGAATTTGGCGATTGCCGTGAAACCATGCGGAAATGGAAAGAGCAAGGCATTAAGGCGCAGACTTGTGTCACCAGCCCGCCTTATTACGGCTTGCGCGACTATGGACACGAAGGACAAATTGGCCTTGAAGAAACGCCGGAGGAATACATTAAGGCAATGGTCGAGGTGTTTCGCTGTGTATGGGATGTGCTGGAAGACGATGGAACGCTGTGGCTGAACATTGGGGATAGCTACTACAACTACCGGCCTGGCCAAGGTCAACGCCAAGGCAAGCAATCAATTGCAAGTCAGAAGTTTTCAGAGGTGGAGATTTGCCACAAGCGAGGGTTAAAACTTGATGGCCTAAAAGAAAAAGACCTTATCGGCATTCCGTGGATGCTGGCCTTTGCCTTACGCGCCGATGGCTGGTATTTACGCCAAGACATCATTTGGCACAAGCCCAACCCTATGCCTGAGAGTGTGCAAGACCGATGCACGAAAGCGCATGAGTACATCTTCCTGATGTCAAAGTCGCAGAAGTATTACTACGATGTTGAGGCGATAAAAGAAGCCAGCTCAGACCCAGAAGGTAGCGCCAACAGGTACAAAGCGCCTTTTTTTGCTGGTGAGAAGCATGAAAGTGGCGGTTATTCTGCCACGGGCGCAACCCACACCAAAGGCATGAAAGAGTTTGACGGCAATCGCAACAAGCGCAGCGTCTGGACAGTGACCACCAAGCCCTACGCTGGCGCACACTTTGCCGTATTCCCGCAGGAATTGATTGAGCCGTGCATCATGGCTGGCGCACCAACAGGCGGCATTGTTCTTGACCCGTTTATGGGCAGTGGAACAACTGCACAAGTGGCGCAACACCTTGGAAGGCAGTACCTTGGCTGCGAATTAAATCCCGATTACAAATCATTGCAAAAAAAACGAGTAGCGCAGCAATCATTGGAGTTGGCATGAGACACGCCGCAAGGGTTGACGCAAACCAGCAGGCCATTGTTGCCGCGCTGCGGGCTGCTGGCTGTTATGTGTGGATCATTGGCTTGCCGGTTGACCTTTTGGTTGGATACAAAGGGCATACTTTCTTGATGGAGATCAAGACCACTTCTAAAAAGCGATTAACGGGTTTACAAGCCGATTTTTTCCAAAATTGGGCCGGTGGTACGTTATGCAGGGTTGATAGCCCACAGGCGGCTTTAGACATGATTAGGTGCGTAGATGCGAAGCCTTAACCAAAACCGCATGATGTGGGCAAACCTTGAAGACATTGCCCAACAAGTAACGTGGTACGGTGTTAAGCTGACAAAGGACGAATGGAAAGATGTTTTGACCGCCGCGCTTAAAAAACAGAAAGTTGTGCCTGGCATTGAAGGCGGCTTTGTCGTGATTGGTGCGCGTACCAGCAAGATGACCGTGCCGGAAATGACTGAACTGATAGAGTTATCCACAGCCTTTGGCACACAGCAGGGCGTGAAATTCCGCGCTTTTGTCGATGATTAAATGCCCCGTGTGTGGGACGTGGACAATCGTGAAGGAGACGCGATTGGAAGCTGGCAACGCCCGTCGCCGCAGGATAGAGTGCGCCAATATGCACCGATTCACAACCTTGGAGACTGTAATTGCTGAAAAAACACGAGTACGTCAGAAGCAAAAAACTGCTGAAATTAGTGGCAAGCCTTGATTGCCAATGCTGCGGATCGGGTCAAATGGTGCAGGCCGCACACACAAATTGGGGCGGCGGCAAGGGTCGGGGCATCAAAGCAGACGATAATTTGGTGGCTGCGCTGTGCTTACATTGCCATTTTGAAATTGACCAAGGCGCAAATTTGGACAAAAATGAGCGCCAGCATCTATGGAAACAGGCGCACCAAAAAACGGTGGATGCATTGACCAGCGCGGGCCGGTGGCCTAAAGACGTACCATTGCCTTACAATGGGGTTTTAGAGGTGGCGCAATGAAAAACAATGTCGCGGACTTTATTTCGACCATGCTGCACAGCGGCACGGTCACGCATTTCATGCATTTGGCGACCGATTCCTATGCAACGCACAAAGCATTGGGAAAGTATTACCCCGAAATCATTGAATTGACCGATGATTTTGCCGAGGCTTACGCTGGATGCTACGAAAAAATTAAGGATTACCCCGAAAACTTTCACAACGCCAAAGACCCGCAAAAGTACATGGCAAGCCTTAAAACTTACATTGAAAAGAATCGGGTGGCTTTGCCGGAAGAATCCCAACTGCAAAACATCGTGGACGAAATTGCCGCTTTGGTTGACGCTACGATTTACCGTCTAACCTTAAAATGATCCGCATATTTGCAGGATACGACCCTCGGGAAGCCGTGGGCTACCATGTATTCTGTCAATCAGTCATAGAGCGCACCAAAGGGCTGGTCAGCATCACGCCCTTGTCGGGCAAGCAACGTGACGGTACAAACGCATTCACTTACCAGCGGTTTCTAGTCCCATTTTTGTGCGGATACCAAGGTAAAGCCATATTCTTGGATGGCAGCGATATGCTCATGCTGGCAGACATTGAAGACCTAGAAAGCCTGTTTGACCCACGCTATGCCGTCCAGGTGGTCAAGCACGACTATCAGACCAAACACCCGAGGAAGTATATTGGCACACCGATGGAAGCCCGCAATGGCGACTATCCAAGGAAAAACTGGTCAAGCCTGATGCTGTGGAACTGTGAACACAACCGAAATAAGGTGCTGACACCCGAATTTATTGAAGAATCCAGCGGCGAAGAATTGCACCGACTCCAATGGTTGCCCGACTCATTAATTGGCGAATTGCCAAGGGAATGGAACGTGTTGGTGGGCGAACACGACCATTTGCGGACAAAAATAGCGCACTTTACCTTGGGCATACCGGAATTTGACCATTACGCTGATTGCGATTACAGCAAGCCTTGGTTTAATACCAAAAGCCGTATGTTAGATGGCTTAATTAAGATGAAAGACGCATATGGCTGATTACGACCTTATGGCGCAAGCACTGGCAGACAAACCGCCTGGCTATGGCTACGGCCTGCGATATGGCATGGGCAAAGCCGGTGAGCCGTTGACTTTAAAAGGTAAAGGCTACTTTGGGGAAATGCAAACAGCCGAAGGCTACCCAATGGGCGAATACTCAGGCGTTTCCACCTTTGACGGCAAAGATGTTGAACACCCGTTCATTGTGCCAACCTTAAACAAACAAGAGATTGACCTTTTGCGAATGACCGGTGAAGTGACACCGGAGATTGCAAGAAAAGCCCAATTGTGGGCACAAAGCCGCATGGAACAAGGCAAAGACCCATTTGCCACACAAGGCGACATTCGCTTGCCTTACCCATCGAAATAGCGTTATAAACCAAAGTTTTAAGAAACAGGTTTTATATGATTGCTGAATCTAAAGTAAATAAAACTAGACCAAAGTATGGTGGTCGCACGGCAGGAACGCCCAACAAGCTAACGCAAGAGGCGCGTGAGGCGATTGCGCTGTTCGTCAATGACAATGCCCACAGATTGACCGAATGGCTTGATACGGTCGCTAATGGCGATCCAAGCCATGACATCAAGCCCAATCCGGCAAAAGCGTTTGAACTGTTCCAATCGGTAGTTGAGTACCATGTGCCCAAACTGGCAAGGACTGAAGTCACAGGCGCTGACCAAGGGCCGGTGGAAATGGTAGTGACATGGGCAAACGGGAAATAATCCTGCCCTACAGCCCTCGGGACGCATTTATGCCGTTCCACAACCGCACGACCCGCTGGTCATGTTTGGTTGCACACCGAAGAGCCGGTAAGACCGTGGCGGCAATCAACGATGTGATTAAGCGGGCAATCACAGAGGGACATCGAGGCGCACAATATGCGTACATTGCCCCGTTTCGCAGCCAGGCCAAGCGGGTGGCATGGGACTACCTCAAATATTACGCCGCGCCCATCACCAGTTCAAGCAATGAATCTGACCTGATGGTGGAATTGGTAAACGGCGCAAAAATCATGTTGTTTGGCGGTGACAACGCTGATGCCATGCGCGGAATGGGTTTCAATGGGGTTTATCTTGACGAATACGGCGACTTTCGGCCTAGCGTTTGGGGCAATGTAATCCGGCCTACGCTGTCCGACCGGTTGGGCTGGGCAGTGTTTGGCGGCACACCCAAAGGTAAAAACCAGTTCCACGACATCTACAAGGTCAGCCAAAACACGCCGGATTGGTTTCTGCTGCGGTTACCGGCGACTGTAAGCAAAATCCTGCCGGACTCAGAACTAGAGGCGGCACGGGCACAGTTAAGCCAAGACCAGTATGACCAAGAATATGAATGCAGCTTTGATGCGGCAATCATGGGCGCTTATTACGGGCAAGAAATGCGCTTGGCGCAGGACGAAGGACGCATCCAAGAATTGCCGTTTGACCCTGATGCGCCGGTCTATACCGCATGGGACTTAGGCTATCGGGACGATACTGCCATTTGGTTTTACCAAGTAATCCGAGGCGAAATCAGGGTCATGGACTACTACGCCGTCAGCGGCGCAGGCATTGAGGACATAGCCCAAGTGGTGATCAACAAGGGCTACCGGTACACAAAGCACTACCTACCGCATGACGCACGGGCAAAGACGCTGGCATCGGGCGGCAAATCCATTGTGGAACAGCTTGCGGCTCACCTTGGCGGCATGAGCAAGCTGGCAATCGTGCCTGAGATTGGCATCCAAGACGGCATCCAAGCGGTCAGGATGGTGCTGCCAAAGTGCTATTTCGACCCAAGCTGTGAGGATGGGCTGGAAGCATTGCGCCAATATCAGCGGGAATACGACGAGGACAAGAAGGCATTTCGACAAAATCCCCGCCATGACTGGTGTTCACACCCCGCTGATGCCTTTAGAATGCTTGCAGTCGCCTACAGGCAAGAGGCAAGAGATCAAACGCCGCCCAAGGGCAAGACCCTGCAAACCATCACGCTTGATGAGTTGTGGGAATATGACACTCAACACCATCGTGGAGAACGAATATGAGCCAACCCGTAGCCGAAGTAGGTGGATACAAGAACATCACAGCAACCGGCGCAGTAACGCCTGGCCCTTGCCAATTGATTGGCTTTTACGTCAACAACACAACCAGCGGCACTTTGGTGTTACGCAATGGCGGCTCCGGCGGCGAAGTGATGTCGGGCACGATTACACCCGCCATTGGGTTTCACCGATTTCCCGCCAATGTGGGCGTAAGCCTTTACGCTACGATTGGTGGCAGCGCATTGGACGTAACATTCTTCTTTGCTGCGGGTAGCTGATGGCTTATCAAGAAATGGGTGCATACGAGGGCGATGACCTTGGCCCGTATTGGCACGACCAAATAGAGGCCGCTCAAAAGGTCTTTGAAAAGTGGGAAAAGCGCGGGCATAAGATTGTCAAGCGTTTTCGAGATGAGCGCGATGCGGTAGAGATGCCCAGGGTTCGCTACAACATCCTGTGGTCAAACATCCAAGTGCTGTTTCCTGCGCTGTACGGCAAGCAAGCCAAACCCGAAGTCTCCCGCCGGTACATGGATCAAGACCCTGTAGGTCGGCTGGCATCCACGATGCTGGAACGGGTGATGGAGTACGAAACCCTCCAATTTGGCGACTTTGACCATGCCATGCGTGGCGCGGTGCAAGACCGGTTGCTGCCTGGGCGTGGCACGGTGTGGATTCGATATGAGCCGGTGATTGTCAACGAGCAACCCGAAATGGGTGAAGCTGGCATGATGGAAGAGCCAGGCGAAGCACAGGTTTACAACACCCAAGAAGAGCCAACCGAGCGCATTGATGCGGCGCACAGCCCCATTGATTACGTCTATTGGACAGATTTTCTGCATAGCCCTGCCCGCACATGGGACGAAGTGTGGTGGGTTTCCCGCGCCGTCTACATGACCAAAGACGAAGGCATTGAGCGTTTTGGCGATGTCTTCAAAAACGTGGGCTTAGACAGCAGCAATAGCGACATGGATGCCAAAAATCCAATGACCGCCCGCAACACCTACGACAAAAAAGCCAAGGTGTTTGAGATTTGGAACAAGCGCACCGGCAAAGTTTGCTGGATTGCCAAAGGTTATCCACAGGCGCTAGATGAGCGCGATGACCCGCTGGAACTAGAAGAATTCTTTCCATGCCCGCGCCCGCTGATGGCGACCACAACCACAGGGACAATGATCCCCGTGCCGGATTACGCTGAGTACGAAGATCAAGCGCAGGAACTGGACAACCTTACCCAGCGCATCTACTTGCTGACCAAAGCCTGCAAAGCGGTTGGCGTGTTCAATGCCGAATTCAAGGAATTGGGCCGGTTGTTCACCGAAGGCGTGGACAACAAGCTGTTCCCCGTGACCTCATGGGCGGCAATGTCGGAAAAGGGCGGCTTAAAAGGCGCTATCGACATGATGGACACCTCGCAAATCATTGTCACCTTGCGGGAACTGTACGCCGCACGGGAAGCCGTCAAGCAAGCCATCTACGAGATTATGGGCATCTCGGACATTTTGCGCGGCGCGTCCAAAGCCCAAGAAACCCTTGGCGCACAGCAGCTAAAGGCGAATTTTGGCAGCTTGCGGATGCGTAGCAGCCAAGGCGATGTGGCGCGGTTTGCGTCTGACATCTTTAAGCTAAAAGCGCAAGTTATCTGCAAGTTTTACCCGCCCGAACTGATTGTGGCAATGTCCGGCGTGATGGACACATCGGATGGTCAAGACCCGCAATTGCTGCAAGCCGCCATTCAAATGCTGTCCAACAGCACAATCCGCGACTTTCACATTGCGGTCGAGGCCGACAGCTTGGCGCAGATTGACGAACAAGCAGAGAAACAAGGCGCACAAGAGGCCATCCAAGCCATTGGATTGTTTTTGCGTGAGGCAATCCCCATGATTAGCCAAGCGCCGGAAACCTTGCCAATGGCATCTGAGATGTTGCTGTTTTTGGTGCGCCGGTTCCGCGCTGGTCGCGGGCTGGAAAGCGCAGTCGAACGCGCCATGAAAGCCTTGGAACGGAAAGCGGAAATGGCTAAACAGCAGCGGCCTGGCCCGCCGCCTGAGATGCTGCAATTGCAAGCTGACCAACAGGCCGAACAGATGCGGATGCAAGCGCAAGCGCAAACTGAGCAAATGAAGATGCAGGCGCAGGCGCAAATTGAACAAGGCAAGGCACAGCTTGAAATGCAGATGCACGAAGCCAAGATGCAAGCCGAGATGCAATTGGCGCAGATGAAGGCCGATTTTGAGACGGTCAAGCAAAACAACGAATTGCAAATCAAAGCCCGTGAAATGGCTGGTAAGGAAGAATATGAACGATGGAAAGCCGAACTGGATGCAGCGACCAAGATCATGGTGGCTCGCATTGGTAGCAACCCTGGTGTCGACTTACCGGTCATTGAAGCAGCGGCTGCACAAATAACCAACGAACTGGGCGGCACAATCGTCCAAGCAATGGACAAAATATCGCTGATGCATGACCAAATGGCAAATATGCACGGTGAATCCATGCAGAACATTGGCGCTGCTATGCAGAAGCTGAACGCACCCAAACGGGTCATTCGCGGCCCTGATGGAATGGTGGTCGGCGTGGAGGCCGTCCAATGAGCCTTGTCCTCGCGGATCGGGTCAGACAGACTTCCACGACAACGGGATCGGGCACATTTACGCTAGATGGGTCGGTTACCGGCTTTCAGTCATTCAGCGCGGTAGGCGATGGGAACACGACCTACTACACAATCACGCTAGATGCCCAATGGGAAGTAGGCATCGGGACGTATTCAGCAGGCACATTGACCCGCGACACGGTGATTTCGTCTAGTACCGGCAGCAAAATTGTTTTTGGCGCAGGCACAAAGGATGTGTTTGTGTCCTACCCCGCAGAAAAATCAGTAAATCAAGACGCAAATAACCGTGTTTTGATCCCATACACATCAGGCGTGACCAATGTCGGTTCTTTGAACGTAGGAGATGCAACATCACACACCGATTCTGGCGTGATTGCAGGATTTACTGCAAGTGAGCCGCTTTATTTGTACACCAGCCTACAAAACACAAGCACAGCCAACACATCATATGCAAGCTATGCGGTCAACGATGGCGGGCACACGGCATATGCTGAATTGGGAATAAACAACTCAAACTATAGCTATTCTGCTGCGGGATTTCCAAACAATGGATTTTCAACCCCGCTTGCAAGTTTTGTTGAATCCTATGGTGGCCCTTTAGTTTTGGGTAGCTGGGACAATCAAAAAATCAGTTTTATTATTTACGGCGCTGTCAATACAACAGACGCAATGACCATAAACACCAATGGATCGGTTGCATTCAATGGTCAAGTTGGAACAGCCGGTCAGGTTTTACAAAGCAATGCGACAAGCGCACCGACTTGGGTTACTCCCGCTGCCAAATGGGGTGATTGATGTTTGGCTTTGCAGCCTTTGCCTCAGTCCCATTTAGCGGCGTTTACGATGGTGGGCCACCACCACCGCCACCGGCAGAAATTCCATTAGGCGGGCACTTTGGGTTTGATGAGAAAAAGCGCGACCAACAATGGGACGCTGACCGGCGGGCTGAAGGACAACGCAAGCTAAAGCTGCGCGAAGCCCTGTTTGGCTTGCCGCCTGCCGAGCGCGAAGAACTGACCAGCGCACCGACTCAAGCAATAGAAATTGCTGCACGTGACCCGATTGACTATGCCGCTATGATGGAAAAAGTAAGGCAGCTTGAATTTCGGATAAGATTGCGGCGTGATGAAGAAGAAATCGCACAACTGTTGGAAATGCTATGAAGAAAGAAACATGGGTTTTCCCGAGTGACGGCTCCGAGCCGTATGAGAAAAGCATGGGGTCGCCCGCTGACCGCATGATGATATTTGGCGACATTGAGCCTTTCCGCTCGCCGGACGGTCAGATGATCATGGGCCGCGCACAATGGCGCGAACACTTGAAGGCAACCGATACCATTGAGATGGGCCATTCGGATGTCAAATACGCTCAAGCTGAATGGCAAAAGAAAAAAGAGGCACACACCGCCCGTTTGCGTGGACAAGTAGCACGGGTGCAGGAATTTGACCGCCCAGGCGCACCCATTGCGCCGACTCAGCGTAGCAACTTGAACGTGGAAATGGCGAATCGGCTACACAACCGACCGCCGCCCGAGCGCAAGGAAATGATCAAAATGACCCTCGACCAAATGAAAAGGATGAAATGATGGAAAACGAAGTTGTCGCACCCGACACGACCGAATTAGTTTCAACGCCCGAAGCGCCTGCGCCCGCGCCAGCCGAGCCGCCAAGCCGTGCCGATACGATTCGCGAGGCATTGGCAAAAACATCATCTGATCCTGCAAACCAAGGCAAAAGCCCAAGCCAACCCCGTGAAAAGGGCAAATTTGCGCCCAAATTCCCAACCAGCGACAGCCAAGCGCCTAACACGCCCGAAAAACCTCGGGTGGATATGCCCAAATCTCTGCGGTTGGAACTGAAAGATCATTGGGAAAAAGCCCCGCAGGAACTCCAGCAAGCTTTTGCCCAGCGCGATGCTGACTACGAAAAGGGCATTAGCCAGTACAAAACACGGGATGCCGAGGCACGGGCCATCACCGAGCAATTTGCGCCTTATGAGTGGATTCTGCGGAACGAAAACACTACGCCAGCGCAGGCTATTGCTCCCCTGTTGCAAACTGCGGCCTTGCTGCGGACGGGCACACCGGCACAAAAGAGCCAAGCCGTGGCCCACATGATTCAGCAATTTCAGATTCCTATTGACCAAGTTTCTGCCCATTTGGGCGGGACTGCACCGGTTCAGCAGGATTCGCATTACAATGATCTCGCGCAACAAGTACAGCAACTGACGCAACACATAACGCAGCAGCAGTACCAAGCGCAGAAATCGAACGAAAACAGGGCACTCTCTGTTATCCAGCAGTTTGCGAGCGACCCCGCAAATCTGCACTTTGAGGCAGTCTCCGATCGGATGTTGCAGCTTCTCCAAGCGCCACAGGTTTTAGGGGACACAAGTCAGATGTCAGAACGCGAGAAATTGCAATTGGCATATGACACGGCAACTAGGCTTGATCCGCAAATAGCGCAAAGTTTGTATGCTCAACAGCAACAACAGTCGCAGGCGCAGGCCCAAGTGCAGAGAGCAAGAACAGCGGCGGTAAGTGTGCGCGGCGCACCTGGTGGCAACGCAAACCCCGTCATTAATCAAACCGACCGGCGGGCCGTGATAGCCAATGCGCTACGGTCTTTCGGTTAAATAGGAGTTAGTCATGGCATACGCAAATGCAAACTACTCAGACGTTTTGGCAACAACCATTGAATCGCGTTCCGGCGTAGTCGCCGATAACGTGACTAAAAACAATGCTTTGCTGACCCGTCTGCGTGAAAAAGGACGGTACAAGCCGTTCACCGGCGGTTCGACCATTCTGCAAGAATTGTCGTTCCAAGCAAACAGTACCGCAATGTACTACTCAGGCGCTGAAGTCTTGGACATCAGCCCTGCGGACGTTATCAGCGCGGCTCAGTTCCCCATCAAGCAGGCCGCTGTTGCGGTCACCATCAATGGCTTGGAAATGCTCCAAAACAGCGGCGAAGAACAAATCATTGATTTGTTTGACGCACGTTTGGACGTTGCCGAGGCATCGATTGAGAACTTGATTTCGACCGGTATCTATTCGGACGGCACAGCCAACAACGGCAAGCAGATCACTGGTCTGCAAGCTATGGTGGTTGCTAATCCGGCAACCGGCGTGGTCGGTGGTATTGATCGCAGCACATGGTCTTTTTGGCGCAATCAGACGTTTGACTTTTCAACCGACCTCGGCGCATCCGCATCGTCTTCCAACATTCAGACCGGTTTCAACCGTTTGTATGCAAAGACCTCGCGCGGTAGCGATGTTGTTGACTTGATCTTGTTGGATAACAACCTGTGGGGATTCTTCATGTCTTCCCTGCAAAACATCCAGCGTTTCCCTGGCTCTAGCAAGATGGCTGAACTCGGCTTTGTTGCATCGAAGTTTATGAACGCTGACGTGGTGTTGGACGGTGGTATTGGTGGCAACATTCCCACCTCGACTGGCTATTTCTTGAATAGCAAGTACATCTTCTTCCGACCCCACGCAAACCGCAATTTCGTCCCAATTGGCGATGAACGTATGTCGACTAACCAAGACGCGATCGTCAGGCTCGTCGGGTGGGCCGGTAATCTTACTGCTTCGGGACTTCAGTTCCAAGGCATCATGACTGAATAAGGAGAAAATCATGGCTGATTACGTCACCGATGGAAAAATTGGCATTGACTTAACCGCAACCTATGCGTCTACGTCTGCCGGTTCCACTACCCTGTTCCCCGTTACCCCTGGTACTCGGGTCGGCACTTCCAACAACGGCGTGTACATTTTTGTTCGCGCCGAATCCACCATCAGCGCATTTGATGCTGTGATCATGTCCAGTTACGCAGATTCGGCGAGTACCACTCCCGTAATGCGTGCTGTGCCTGTGACCACCACCAATGCTGCTGCACTGGGTTTCAACATGGTTGGCTTTGCACAAACCGCGATTGCCTCCAGCTACTACGGCTGGGTTGGTCTAAACGGTATGCTCAAGGTTAACTTGCTGGTTGCTTGCCAGCCTAAAGTGCCTTTGTACACTACCGCTACCGCTGGATCGCTGGACGACACTACCGTGTCTGCCGGTTTCATCCAAGGTATTGTGGCTAACACTTCGGCAACGTCAGCATCTGCACCATTCTGCATGGTCAACAATGCTGGCTTGATCATGGTCGGAGCAGGCTAAAACCGGATTCCCCGCTAAAGAAGCGGGGTTTTCTTAATGAGTTTTTTACCCCTTAAAGTCACCGGTCAATGTGTTGCGGATGACAACACGCTATTTGCGCACATGGATGCTGCAATTGCGCGTGGTTATCCACAGATCACAAGTCAGCAAGACATAAAGACCGGCCCGATCCTACTGGTGGCAAGCGCACCAAGTGTTCGAGGGCAAATAGAACTCATCAAGAAAATGCAAGCAACCGGTGCGCCGGTTGTTGCCATCAAGGGCGCACACGATTGGCTAATCAACAACGGCGTGATTCCTGATTACGCCCTAGCAATCGACCCGCAAGAGCATCGGATTGCGTTCTACAAGCCTCATAAGGCTGTGCGGTACATGATCGCATCACAATGCCATCCGGCAATGTTTGACAACCTTGCGGGCTGCGATGTAACCCTGTGGCATCCATATGTGATGAAGGGCCAAACGCGCCCTGCAAACGTCATGCTGATTGGCGGTGGCACTACCTCCGGCCTGCGGGCCATTTCGCTGTTCTACGTCCTTGGATACCGCCAGTTTGAACTGTTTGGGTTTGATTCCTGCAACACCGGCGACACGTTGCGGGTTAACGGCGATGGCCTCAAGGACGGCGACAAACTTATTGAAGTCAGGATTGACCCTGATGGCGAGACTTTCTACTGCAACACGGCAATGGCGCTGCAAGCCGAGCATTTCCAAACCTACTACGATTACCTACCGGATGCGGCGTTCAATGGTCATGGGCACGGTCTGATCCAAGCCATTATCCGCAAAAGGGAAGAAAACATGATGACATTGGGCGACATCATCAACACCCAAGCGCAGCAGAATGATCAGGTTTCGTTTATCCATTTTGGTGATCATTGGTCGGCAAGCTGGCGCTACAGGGCCAAGATACCGGCGGGAGATTGGGCAACCCTCAACAACTTCACCGCAGGCACATTGGTGTTTGCCAAGCCGCAGGCAAAAGAACTGATGGACATGGCGCAGGCCAAGGCGCGTGGCGCACGGGTGATTGTGGACTTTTGCGATGACCATTTTGATTGGATGCACTACACCGAGGCGCTGCGGATTGCTGATGTGGTGACTTGCCCAACCCAAGAGATGGCAAAGCGCATCAAGGCATTGGGCAAAGAGGCCGTGGTCATTCCTGACCCGTTTGAGTACGATGAGATGCCGCCGCACTGCAACGGCGTAAATCTGCTGTGGTACGGGCACGCCGTCAACAAGCAGAGCCTACAGCGCATCCTGCCGGACATTGAGCATTATCCGCTGCGGGTGGTGTCTAACTTTGGCGGTGCAATTCCTTGGTCGCACGAAACCATGCTGGAAGAATTTGCCCGCGCTGACATTGTGGTAATACCCGCCACCGATACCTACAAAAGCCCAAATCGGGCAATTGAGGCAACCCGTCAAGGTTGTTTTGTAGTCGCAGAGCCGCATCCAGCATTGGAGGGTTTTCCTGGCATTTGGATTGGCAACATCAAAGAGGGCATCGAATGGACAACAAAGCGGAACTTGTCGAGCAATATCTTGGCGGCGCAACAATTCGTGATGGAAAAATATGGGCCGCAAACAGTGATCGATGCATGGAAGACGATTACGAAACGGCCTACAACCTTGGATGCGGAAAAAAGCATTGGAACGGCTGGGTCAACGTAGACCTCTATTCCGAAACATCGGACATCAAATGCGACTTGCGTAAGCTGGAACTTGCCAGCAACTCAGCCGATGCGGTTGCTGCCATTCATGTGCTGGAGCATTTCTACGAATGGGAAGTACACGCCCTGCTGTCAGAGTGGATGCGCGTCCTCAAGCCAGGCGGCAAGATGATCCTTGAACTGCCTTGCATGGATAAGGTGTTTGCTTACATTCACAATTGCGTGGTGCACAAGCAATCATTGCAGCCGTTCATGACCACATTTGCTTTGTGGGGCGATCCCAAATATAAAGACCCTGCCATGTGCCACCGGTGGGGTTGGTTTGAATCCCCGTTGCGCCAAATGTTGCAATCGGTGGGCATGGAGCGCATCGAATTTTTTGACCCGCGCTATCATTTTCCATTCCGAGACATGAGGGTTGAATGCTACAAGGTGTCCTGAGTAACGCCGAGCGCCATGCCCAAATGTCGCAAGCACATGGGCAAATGCTTAAGAAAAGGTTCAAATTTAATGATAAATGGGCATCCATTGTCTGTTACGGCCCAAGCCTTGCGGACACATGGAAGCTGATAAAGCGGCCCATTGTCACGGTGTCAGGGGCGCACGACTACCTTGTCAGGCGCGGAATCGTGCCGGATTTCCATGTGGACTGTGACCCTCGGGAACACAAGGCGCGGATGCTGCAAAACCCGCAGGCCAAGACCATTTACCTGATGGCGACCGTGTGCCACCCAAAATATTGGGAAGTGCTGAAAGGCCGCCAAGTGCGGTTGTGGCATCTGATCAACGGTGATGACCTAGAAACCGTGGCATGGGTGATGCAAAACCATCCCGAGGGCGCAAACAGCATGATTGGCGGCGGCAGTTCGGTCGGACAGCGGGCGATGAACGTCATGGCGGCGCTTGGCTATCGGCGGTTCAACATCCACGGCATGGATTGCTCATTTACGACTGACCGCCATGCTGGGGCGCATTTGGGCAAAGAACAAGCTAAAATTATGGTGAAAGCTGGAAACCGAGTATTTCAGACCACAAAGCAGATGCTACAGGCAGCGATTGAGATGGAACAATTCATCACAACTCAGGATGCGGAGATCGCATTTTTCGGTGACGGGCTTATGCAAGAAACGGCACTTCAACTAAAGGAAATGGCATGAAGAACGAAACGGCTGGATGGAC